TCGGCAGCGGCAGTCACGTACTTGCCCGCATCGTTGGGAACTGGAATGTTCCCGAGGATGAGATCTCCCACTTCACAGTACGTCACGCCAGTACCCTTCTAGCTCGACGCCTTGGCGGCAGGCTTGACCGGCGCCTTCGGCTCCTCGTTGGACTTGTCCTTCGACTCGTCCTGCTTGACCGGCTCCTCGGTGGACTCGGACTCGACCGCCGGTGCACCGGAGTACTTCAGTGTGAGCGCCTCCACGTCGGTCGGCACGCCACCCTTCTCCAGGAGAGCGATGTCTTCGTCCGTGACGTACGGCTTGTCGGTCTCGTTGGCGTAGCCACGGTACTCCGGGCTGACCCCGATGTAGCCGTCCACGTCGTTGCCCTCGACTCGGAAGTCACGACCCACGGTGCGGACCACGGTGCGCCCGTCGGGAGTCTCGGTGACCTTCTTGCTCTTTTCCTCGGCCATTGCCGAATCCCTTCTTGAGTAAAGAAGGGCCGGGATTTCTCCCGGCCCTTCTTGTTTCAGCGCTCGGTCCGGGTCACGATCCGCCAGCCGGGCCGACCAACTCGGTCGGTCTGTCCGGCGTAGACCTGGCCGCCGCCCTGCCCGATGGACTTGGCGTTCAGCCCCACCGTCTGGCGGAGCGTCCCGTTCGAGTCTCGGAACTGTCGGCCGGTCGTCTTGAGGACGACCGTGCCATCACTGTTCTTCGTTGCCATCGTCATCACCTCTTCTAGCGATTGGCAGCGAGCACTACGCCGGGATCACCAGGCGTCGTACGTGTAGCTGTACTCCATGTGGGGGAAGATCGGGAAGGCCTTGATGCCGGTGCCGATGTCCAGGCCCCACGGGTCGACGCCGAACTCCTTCTCCCAGGCGTAGAAACCGGAGGTCCAGTTTCCGGCCGGGTGGGGGGAGGTCAGCATCCGGCCCATGCCCAGGCCGGTGTCGTCGAACTCGTTGATGTCGGCCTCGTCCGGCAGGAAGATGATCCTGTTCTCCGGGAGGAACCGGGTGATGCTGGTCGTGGTGCTGCCGACGGCGCGGGTGCGGTAGACCGAGTCGTACTCCTGGAACTTCAGGCCGGTCTGCTGCTCCACGATCGCGACGGTGGCGTTCGGACCCCAGCCGTCGACGACGTAGCGCGGGTCAGCGGTGGCGACGCCACCCGAGCCGTTCGGCACGATCAGGCCGGAACGCTGCGCGAACAGCGAGCTGTTCAGCGTGTTGTTCAGGCCGCGACGCGAGATGAGCGCCCGCGTGATGCGGATGCCGTACGTGTCGTACGCGTGCTGCTGGATCTTGGTGATGTCGCCGATCGGGTCCGAGCTGGTGCTCGTCCACGCCGCACCGAATGCACCCTGGCCGAGCGGGTTGGTGGCCGGAGCCATCGCCTGCTGGGCTGCGGGGCGCTGCCAGTCGATGCCGAACTTGATCCGGCCGTCGTTGTAGGCCAGGACGCCGGTCGAGATGCTCGACATGCTGAGCCACTCGAGCCGGTTGTCCAGTCGACGCCGACGGTTCACGGTGTCACGCGCAATCCGAGCGTTGAAGTCCGCCACCATCGAGTTCACGGTCAGCGGGAGGTTCTGCGTGTCGCGCATCTCCTCCATGACTCGCAGCCACTCGCGGTACCGACTGACGTCCGAGGCCACGTAGTGGTCCTTGATCGCCCAGTCGAGAACGGACGCCCGTGCCTCGCCGCCGAAGATGTCGTCCTTCTGGGACAGCTCGGACTCGGCGTCCTCGGCGCGGGCCGGGGCCAGGCCGGACGAGATCCCGCGAGCGTACTCGAAGATCACGTCGTCAGTCGGAACGTCCATCCACGGGAAGAGCTGCAGACCGATGTGCGACTCCGGGGGGACGATCTCCCGGACGACACCGAGGTGCGTCTCCTGTCGGATGATCCGGTCGCGCCCGATCGGCGAGGCGTGCTGGCCGGAAGGCCCGCCCCGACCGGCTGCCGAACCAGCCAGTGCGTTGGTGTTCATGCTTGCCTTCCTGCTTCGTTGTTGTAGCGAACCGGCCTCATGGTCAGGCCCACTTGATGTCGAGCCGACCACCGTTGGTTGCGTTCGACCGAGGCGCCATGGCCAGGGCCGTTGCGTTGGCCAACGGGATCAGGACGCCCGCTGCGTTCATCTCGAAGCACCAGCTCTGGACCGCGGTGCACTCGTAGGCCACCGCGACCTCGACGTCGTGCTCCATGAGCTGCCACGGGAGGAACGTGTCGAGCAGGCCCACCAGGTTGGCTGCCGTCTGCCGACCGTCTGCCGCACCTGCCACGCCGGGCGTGGTGGTGGTGATCGCAGCGCCGGGCGTGGAGCCCGTCAGGCTGCCGGTCTGCACCGACAGGGTCGGAGCGTCGCCGATCAGGTTCCCGTAGTACGTGAAGGTCAGAGGAGTGGCCGGGAAGGCGCCTCCACCGACGAGCACATCACCGGGGACGACGTTGCTCAGGGCTTCCAGTGCAGCCTGAACAACGGCCGCCGAGGCGTTGTAGGCCAGCGCGGTGGTGACCTGTCCGTTGAAGGTCAGGGTGTAGGTACCGCCGGACACCGTGCCGGAGGCCGTCAGGGTCTGAACCTCAGCGGTGCCGGACGCCTGGTACGGGCCGATCTTGCCAGCGTCCGGACCGGACGTGATCTTGGCGAGCGCCGTGCCGGGCTGTGCGATCTTGTAGCCGCCGACGCCATCGACGGTTGCGGCCGGGAAGGTCGCAGCTGCGAGGGTGTACGACTCGAACTTCACTCCCTGCGTGGAGCGCAGGTACACGTTCTTCCCGAACGGAGCCTTGATGCCCAGGTCCCGGTTGAAGGAAACCATCTCTTGTCAGTCCTCTCTCTGGCCCGAGCGGCCCGGGTTCAGAGCTTGAAGCTCGGGTCCAGCTGGATGAGGGCCTTGTAGGACTCCGTCTTCTCGATGGCGGAGGTCGACGTACCGGCTGCCCGGTGCATCGCGACCTGCTCCCTGAGGATGACGAGTTCCGCGGCCTCCGCCTTCTGGGCCGGTGCGGTTGGCGCAGTTCCGGTGTTCTGAGCGGTCGCGTGCTGGGAGATCAGCGCGTCCGGCTCGGCGTCGCCGTACAGGTCCTGGAACTCCAGGAACTGCTCGCCGGACATCTTCACCACGCTGGACTTGAACTTGTCCAGCTTGGTCGCCGGGATCTTGTTCGAGTGCGCGAGCATCTCGACGTAGCTCTCGCGGTTGGCCTTGGTGGTCTCGGACCGGAAGGATTCGAGCGCAGTGATGTGTGCCTGAACCTGGCCGAAGTCCTGAACCGGAGCACCATTCACGGAGAATGTGAACGGCTGCGCGGGAGCCGCCGGTGCCCCGTGCTGTGCAGTTGCCGGTGCGGACTCGGGCGTGCTGCCCTGCGGAGCGGCCGGGGGAGTGACTCCCACGTTCTTCTCCTTGCTGTCGAACATGATGTAGACCTGCCGGGCGGGACCGCCCGCAGGCTGCGATGCGCTGAAGTTTAGTCCCTCGACTGCCGGGATGTCAACGTAGGCGACACCCAAATACACGGGCCAATTCTCGGCCTTGTTGTTGGTCAAGTAGGTTCCGATCTCAGCTGACCGGTTCCGCCACAGACCCGAGGCGATGTTCTCTGCGGCCTTCTCGTCGAGGATGTCGTAGTCCGCCAGGAGGTAGTCGTACTCCTCACCGTCGTGCGGAGCCTTCATGGTCTCGACTCGGATGTCAGTGTGCCACCCGACAACCTTGCCGTTACCCTCGATGCCACTGACGAGCCAGCCGGGGTGACCGTCCCGCACCGGCACATCACCGAAGGTTCCCGAGCTGCGCAGGTGATTGAAGTTGTCCACCATCTGCTTCATGTGGATGGACTCCCAGGTGTTCTCGTATCCCGCGCTGTCCGAGAACGTACCTGACCGGAAGACAGCAACGCCCTGAAAGACGTTGATGGTCTTGCCGTTGTCGCCCTTCTTCTCGAAGTGCTTCGGCTTGATGCCGAAGCCGTTGCTCAGTGCGAACGTGCTGGCGCGAACCGCCTGCGCTCCGGGATCAGTGACCGGAAGAGTTGGAGCCGTCATTGCCGCCCCCTTCGGGCTTTATCTCCGCCGGGACCTGAGTCTCTTCAAGCTCGGCTTTGTTATCTTTCTTGAACACGATCCTGTGCCATCGGATGCATTCTCTGCATCCGATCTTTACGTCTCCGTCGTGGACGAGCATCTCGGCGAACACGCGCTGCTGCTTGTAGACCTTGATGTGCACGTAAACTTTGCCCCGCTCGTCCACGCCATACATGGCGAGAAGGGGCCTCCGCGAGCAGAAGCAGTTCAATTTGTGCTTGGTCTGATCCATCCTAGCCCTCGCCAACAGCGATTGCCAAGCCCCGCTCGATAGCCGAACACATGGACCCGACCGACCCAAAGCCGTCGACCCCCGACGAAATGACGTCGGCTACGTAGGCTTCGGCCCGCCGGTACGCGGCGTCGGCTTCGACGCGGCCCTTACCCTTGGCGATGACGGCGGCAACGAACTGCTTGCGATGCCCGAGGTCAACCGGACCAAACTCTGATAGGGTACCGTCTCGCTCAGCCTTGGCAATCTGAGCTGCGATACGTCCGTGCATCGACGAAACGACTCGCCGAGAGTTCTGAGATTCTCCTGCATCTCCGGACTCATCCTCACCGCCTGCAGGATCATCAACCTTCGGATCCTCTGTTGGCGGCTCAGCCTTCGGTTTGGGATCATCGAGAACCTCCTGTACTTCCTCGAGACTCAATCCAGCGATGTCGCCGAGTTCAACCAAGTTAACCTTGGTTGTTCCGTTGGCGATCATCTGCTGAAGTAGAACCTTCACCAGGTCCAGCTTGTCGTCTCCAAGCTTACGGAAGACGATCCTGGCTCGCGGGCTGGTCGGACTGAAGTTAATGTCGACCATCCGGTCGAGGATGTACTCGTCGATGTACTGCTTCCAGTCGCCCGCCATGGCGTTCAGCATCTGGAGGTACACCTGAGCGTGCGTGGTACCAAGGTTGTAGCTGCCCACGTCGGCCGTGCGAAGCATAAGCAGTGGCGTGAACATCGCCAAGCTCATCTCTTCGTCGAGCCGAGTTAGGTACCTCTCGAAATCAGCACCACGCATCTGCGACTCCAGATATTCAATCTGGTAATCGTACGCGGTCTCGTTCCCCTGGGGGCTCCGCTCGCTCGGGAGAACGACAGATCCACGACTGCGCAGGTTCTGGAGAATCCCCAGCATGACACTGGTGCCAGACTTGGGGTCGCCGTTGATGTTGATCGTGTCATCGTACGGCGCTCGACCCACCGCGAGGGGCTCCCCGTACCGCTCGAAGTACCTGTTCGAGAAGAGGTGGATTATGATCGAAAAAAACCAGCTGGAGAACGCAGGCCGAAGAAGCTTCCGGCCGTACATGTTCTGGTTCTCCATGAGCAGCGGATACCAGAGCGTGTTGTCCTTCGGGATTGGCCAGTTCATCCCGTACTGCTTGATGCCGTCGTACGTCCGGATCTTCGGCTTGGCATGGCCGGGGGGCGCCCATGCGTCCACCTCCTTCCAGTTGACCTCACAGCTCTCCGGCTCGAGATCCTTGATCTTGGTGAGCTGGATAGTCTTGCCCGAAACGTCGTTCTCCCACTGAAGAACGGAAGGGCTGTACCCAGCCCAGAACGCCTGCGACAGCGACCGAACCAGTCGCGTCCAGACCTTCTCCATGTTCTCCTGGCAGTGCTTCTGGATCTTCTTGTTGCTGCATTCGATCCTCCAGTCGAGCTGGTGCATCATGAACGTCAGCACACTCAGACTTGCGTTGATCTGGTAGTGATCACGCATCATCCGGAAGTCAGAAAGCGTGAGTCGATCCAGATTGAACTGGACCATACCCCCGCCCGGAAGGTTGTAGTACGACTGGGCTCCGAGCGAATACGTCTCGCCGAAGGCCTCACCCAGGATCGGGGGACTGTACTTCTTGAACATGGAGGCCGACGGTCCAGCCAGCGAAGGACCCGTTCCAGTCTCGTGGGCCTTTGCCGTGTACAGAACCGGCTTGATAGAACGACCGCCCTCGCGGGATTCCGAGGCCATCGAAGATGTCTCCTCCGTTACCCAGTAGACCTCCGCCCGGCATCGTTACAGGCTGCAGGGATGGAGGCATCTTCACAGATGACCCGGTCCGCTTGGACT